ATGAGTGTAGAGATTGACGTGGCAATGCGCATGGACGCGGGTTCAACCCCCGCCGGCTCCATTTTTAAAGAAGTTTTAAAAGGTTTTAAGGAACATGGAAAAGACCACAAACGTTACCGTAACGGCGTTTGTGGTCTTTTTTTATTTTGCCAGAAATACTTAAAAAAATCGAAAAAATCAGAAGTCTGCACACCTCCCGCACACCTTTTTATAACTCATTTAGCGCTTGTAGTGCCTTAGCTGCTTCAACCTTAGAAGTACTGTCGAGTAAATGAGAATATACCTTTTCAGTAACGGAAATGTCTTTGTGACCAATTCGCTTAGAAATATAAAATATATCGATCCCTTTTGAAAGCAGGTAGGAAACGTGGCTGTGCCGTAATGAATGGAATGTGTAATTTTGGGAGAATTCAAGTCTATTCTCAAGCGACTTAAGCAGCTTATTAACAGCGCTATTTGATGGAATTTCACGGCGATTGTTCCTGAACACAAGATTATACTCATCTCTATAACCAATATGTAAGTAGTGTTCTTGTTGTTCGATTTTTAATCGTTTAAGCGGGGACAGCAGCTCATCCGTAACGTCAATGACACGAATAGAAGACTTGTTTTTGGTTGGATTAAATCCTGATTGAAATTTATAATCCCACGTTTTATTGATGTCCAACTTCTTATTTTTAAAATCGACATCATCCCAAGTTAAACCGACTATTTCAGAATATCTAGCACCTGTTAGTATTCCGGTTAGAATAATGTATTTACCGGTTGCCTTGAAGTCCAATTCGTTTAGCATGAGTTTTTTTAGATTTGAGAAATTATCTGCCTGCATAAATTTATCTGCTTCTTTTTTACCATCACTACCATCTATAACGGCACCTTTAGTGAAATCAGAGTAAATGATCCTATCATCAATCGCAGTTTGGGCCATTGCTCTTATATAGCCATTTAATTTTCGCACCGTAGTTTTTGAACGTTTCTCTTTTTTGCCTTCTCCAGTGCGATTAGTGTAGTTGTTTAGAAACTGCTGATATTCTGTTTTGGTAATATCTTTAAGCAGCCTATCACCGAAGTGCTTTTTTATAACGTTCATGATTAAAGGATAGCGCGACTCAGTAACTTGTGTATGTTTGCCGACTTTGTATACGTTGAACCAACGCTCTAAATATTCAACAAAAGATATGTTATCTCTGCCTATCTGTGCACCAGTAAATTTTTTATTTTCCAATTCATTGGCATAAACTTCAGCTTCCTTCTTTGTTCTAAATCCTTGCTTATTCCTTGATTTACGTTTTCCGTTGTCGTAAAAGTAAACTCTGACAGCCCACGAGCCTTGTTTTTTGTAAATTTGAGCCATTGTAAAATCCTCCTATTTTCTGTAAAATAGGGTACACAAAGAGCGCTACGCTTATGCGTACCTTTTTTCTAAGCACATCCATCTGTTTGGCGACGGGGGATGTGCTTTTATTTGTGATCGTATCACTTTAGATAACCTCATTCCGTTGCAGCGGGGTGGGGCTTTTTTATTGCTGGTTTTGATTTACTTCGTCAATTGCAGCTTGGCCCTTTGCAGTCGGCGTCCCGTCTTGGTTTGCATAGCCGTTCTGCTTAGCCCACTGTTCTTGACCCGATACCCAAGAATCTGTAGTTCCGTCAGGATTAGTGCCGGCAGCGTGATCTTGTCCTGGCATTACTGGATTGCCGTTAGGATCATAGCCACGCCCCCGATTGATTTCACCTTGAGTTTGAGTAGTTTGTTGTTGCACCTGACTAGCAGCTGCCGCTTGAGATGATGCTACAGTCGCACTGGCCGCCGCAGCGCTTGAGCTTGCCGCTGCTGATTGTTGCGTTGCTTGAGACGATGCAACAGCCGCTGAGGATGCCGCAGCGGCTGAACTAGAACTAGCTGCAGCTGCGGATTCACTATCTGCTTTTGCTTTACTTTCGGATGCCGCCTTAGCTTGCGACTCGCTAGCTGCCTTAGCCTTGGACTCAGATTTAGCTCTAGCAAGTGATTCTTTCTCAGCTTTTGATTCCTTTTTTGCTGTAGCAACACTTTCAGAGCGTGCTTTGGACGAAGAACTATCTTTATTTGTTGAATTACTATTTCCGCACGCTGCCAATGATAGGGTGGCTAGAGTGACAATCCCTAAACTAACTAATTTTTTCATTATTATCCTCCAAAGTTTCTCCAGCTTTTACCGACATCCGTATCTGGTCTTATGTAAGTATAATACCGCTAAATATGTAGAACGTGTGTTCTTTTTAACGCATAAGTATAGGAGCAATAAGCTCCTATAATATAACTCTGCCTATAATACGTACCTGGTCATCTTTAACATGACGTGGTTCGTATTTTTTGTTAATTGATCGTAAGATGACTTCATCGGAAGTGTAGTCGTAGCAAATTTAAATTTACACTTTGGACAGAATAACGGTGTACCTTTATCAGCTAATTGTTGACCTACTTGTGGCCATTCTTTAATACCTCCCACAAATACTCCTCCAATTGTTAAAATAATATTTGGACATAGCATAAACTAGCCTTAGTGAATCCCCAAGATTCGGTGGGGCTTTTTTTATTACTCTGGGATACCGTATTCGGCTTCAATATCGTGATAGGTGTCAGGAAGTTTCCCAAAATCCTCACGATATAAGTTAATAAGTATGTAATCGGCAAATTCCGTCGCTTGATATTCAAACTTATCCCTAAATTTTGTATTGAGATTATAGGCACCGGATAAACCCTCGTGTCTGATGACGTGAGAGACTTCGTGCGCACAATAGAAATAGCGAGAATTCAACTCTTTGAAAACTACGTTTAATAATATGATTGGATTGCCTTTTAAGTAAGTAACCTTGCCCATTAAATTGGAACCTAAGTCAACCCACATAATCGGGATGTTTAATTTATCGGCAATTCCAAAGGGGTTGAATGTCCCGTATCGTTTGCCAATAAAAGCTACAATCCCCATTTTATCTAAATCAATCAAATAACCACGACCTTACATTTTATCGTTGTATTTATCGAAGACTAATTTCAACGCCATTTTGAGTTTTTGTTTATCGTCGTCAGTCAAGTCCTCACCACCATAAGCCATACCGTCCATGTTGCTTTCGATAAACTCTTTTAAGTCATGATTGTATTGATCGTCGTTACCAGCAATATTCATATTATCCGTCCTCCCTAGAAGGTAATCAGTTGAAACGTGGAAGTAATCAGCTGTAGCTTGAAGTTTATCTGCTCCAGGAGTCTTTTTATTCCATGTATAAAAATAATTTTCACCGAATCCAAGTTCAATAGCAACTTCTTTAAGGTTTTTATCTCTTTTTTTTGCAAGTTCTTTAACTCGTTCAAAAGGCGTCAAATCAATCATCCTTTCAGCTTAACGAATTAAAAATAATTCTTTAGGATTATTTTTGTTGACTATATAATTCTAAAGAGTTATATTTATATCCGTAAGCTAGTTTGTTAGCTAAAAAGCGTAAATTAAAAGAGCTAAGTATGACCGTTCCCCAACGTAATACAAGCTTTATAATGCTTATTTAACTATGCTTTGATTGTACTCTATGGAGTAATAAAAAGTCAATGATAAAGGTAAAGAGTATTAAAAAGGCTAACAAATTGGCTTACATACATAAAACGAAAGGGGGCTAGAAAATGCCAACAACACTAACGGGCCGCGAATTGATTAAACAATATATCGATAAGAATGAAATTAGTCTGCAAAGCTTAGGTGCTATGTACGGAATCAGCAAAGTGTACGTGAGCGACATTCTATCAGGAAAACGTACTGGAAAAAAAGCCAATGAAATCGTCTTAAAAATCATCGAAGATTTCAAACTTGGAATTAAAAACTAAAGGAGGTCAATGCGGTGGCAGTTTTAACAGTCGATTTAAAAAATGTGCCAATTGATTTGAAGGATCAAATCATAGTTGATGCTAAAGAATACGAAGAACTTAAGCGGCGCGCTGACTACGACCGTTGGTGGACACCGAAAGATTTAAAAGAGCGTTACGGTCATGACTTGCGATGGTTCAAGGAGAGAATCTTATACCAACCGAAATTTAAGAAAGCAATGAGTCAATGTGTCATCCCTGCCGAAGGATCAGGCGGTACATGGCAATTTGAACCAACTAAATTTAGCGCGTTTATGCGCGAAGAGTTCGAGGAAATAGGTAATGGATTTTAAACAAGAAAACGAAAGGAGTGTTAAGCAATGAATAAGAATCTCTATATGACATGTATCAGCAGCATTATTTTAGGATTATATATTCCTAATTTTATGCAATTTCCAGTGACACTTTTAATTATCGGGTCATTTGCAACATATGTAGGAGTTAACCACAAAGAATTTTTTGGAGAAAAAGAAAAATGATTTGGCTAGAAATATTAATTGGTGCCTTCATCTGCGTGGCAATCCTAGATATCTTCTATTGGAAGGAGGCGAATCAAAATGCCAAAAGACAACTTCGCCAATCAAAACGAGCGTGAACGTTTAACGCCCACAGATAGGGAGAATAAACTAATCGGTTATGACTACGCAGGCCGTGAAGTCTTCGAATCAGACTCGCGCATTATATTCGACGGTTACATTATCTGCGATGGAGATGAGCGTGACTTTCTGTTAACTATGGGAGGTGGTGCGGTTGATTGAACACAAAAAAGCGCTAATCGCAGCAACGATTAACGCAGAGGACAAAATAGTTTATACACAAATAATAACACTGGAGGCGCAACATGGCTAGCATTTATAAATTAACAGGCGACTTCGCACACCTTCAACAATTAGTTGAGAGCGGCGAAATCGATGAAACGCAAGCAGCGGACACGTTCGACGCAATTAAAGCCGACTTAGAAACAAAGGCCGTTAAATCAGGCTATGTGGTTAAAAACCTTGAAGCCGATGTGGAAGCGCGGGCAGAGGCAATTAAACAGCTTTCCGAACGGAATAAGAGAACTAAAAAGGCAATCCGTGCAATCAAGCAACGTGCAATGCATGCCATGGATACAGCTGACGTCAAAAAAGTTGACGATCCAATTATGCCGGTACGGATTAAAAATAATCCAGAAAAGGCAGATGTAATTGATGAAAAAAATATTCCGGCGTTTTATTTCAGGCAAAAATATGAGCTTGATAAGACTAAGTTGAAAGCTGACTTAAAAGCCGGTAAGCCAGTAACTGGTGCGAAATTAACGCGAGAAACTAGAATCGAATGGGGGTAAAAAAGCTACGCGATTATCAGATTGAAACGATTGACAACATCACAGAATCTGTCAAACATGGCAATCACTCAATAATTGTTCAGCAACCGCCTCGCACTGGAAAGACAGTGATAATGGCAGAAATCGCACGCAGGGCAACTCAAAAAGGTAGTCGGATTTTATTTGTTGTTCATCGTAAAGAAATTGTGGATCAGGTTAAACGGTCGTTTGCAGAGCAAAACGTCAATATGGATTTAACCACTATCGGTATGGTTCAAACCATTACAAGACGGGTTACGAAGATATCTGAACCACAAATAATATTCGTTGACGAGGCACACCACTCGCTCGCTAAATCATACATCAGAATTTTAGAGCAATTTCCAAACGCATTAAAACTATTGTTTACCGCCACACCTATTCGCTTAAACGGTAAGGGATTCGAAAATGTAGCAACAGATTTAATACAAGGTAAACCAATACCAGAACTAATTGATAAGGGATTTCTAGCGCCAGTTGATTATTATGCACCGGATGATTTCGATGCTACTAACATTGTTGTGGATCGAACCGGTGAATTTAATGACAAAAGTATTCAAGCAGCGTTTAAACCAAAAATATATGGTAATGCTGTTAAGACTTACCAAAAATTAGCAAGTGGTAAGCAAGCCATCGCATACACTTACAATGTTGCTAGTGCTGAACGATTGGCAAAAGAGTTTAACGGTCATGGCATTATTGCTAAAGCTGTATCGGGCAAAACGCCAAAAGCGGAGCGCAATCAAATCATCAAGGATTATCGCGAAGGCGTTGTGCAGATAGTGACCAACGCGGAGCTGTTTACTGAAGGGCTCGATTTACCGAATGTTGATTGTGTGATCATGCTGCGGCCGACTCAATCGTTATCGTTATTCTTGCAGTTCGCTATGCGCTCTATGAATCCGCGAGAAGGTAAACGTGCGGTCATTATTGACCACGTTGGCAATGTTCAACGGTTCGGGCTACCGACGATTGACCGGCAATGGAGTTTAAAAGGAACCGGTGGCAAAACATCAAATGATAATAATGGCACGATTAAGTCAACAACTACGTGTGAATTCTGTTTTGGAACGTTCTACAAAACTGGTGATAAATGCCCTTATTGTGGACACGAAATCGCAATCAACGTGCAAGAAATTGAAGTAGTTGAAGATGCTGAATTAAAAAAGATAGCAACGACCAGAGCGGAACGAGCCAAAGAAATTTTGGCAGATAGCGCTACCGACAATATTGCTGGGAAAAGACCGGCTGATTTACAAAATATGGCAGAAGTCAAAGCCTATCAAAAGTTTATGAATTATAAGCCAGGTTGGGTCTTCTTCTACGGAAAGAAAAGAGGTTTCATTAAATGAGTATTTTACCAGAAAATAAACCGCATAAACCAAATGGGACGCCGAGAAATTTCTTCATTTGGGGCGACACCATGAGTGGCAAAAGTTTTTTAGCAACCAGATTCCCAGAAACGATTGTATTAAGTACGGATGATAATGAAGCAAACTCGGGAACACGCCCTACAATCCCGTTGGCGAACGTTAGAGACAGTCGGGGTAAATTAACCACGTCTGTTATAGACACGCTAGACGAGTCGATTCTCGCACTTAAAACGGAAACCAATTCATATAAGACAGTCGTCATTGATGTTATTGAAGATGTTTGCACATTAATTGAGCAATCAATCTGTATTGAGAATGGCGTCAAAACGATTGGCGATATTCCGTTTGGGAAAGGTTGGTCACTGTTCAATACGACGTTACAGCAGTTAATTCTGGATTTAAAAGGATTGCCAATGAATATCGTTTATATTTCGCGAGAAGATTCAAGAACCGAAGACAATGTTACAAAGCCGGTTCCAGCATTGAAACAAAAGTATTACAACGTGGTCAACGGCAACTGTGACTTAGTTATTAGAACACAGCATATTGGCAAAAATTATATCCGAACAGCAACTGATATTCGTAAGCAATACAAAGCGTCAGAAATTAGTGATGAGCATATTTTACGAATTTTGCAGGCAATTCCGGGTGCATTGGTTAAAGAAACAGTTACAACAACAAATAATAAGGATGGTAAATAAATATGAGTATTAGAGATAGAGTAAACAGCGTAAAAGAATCATGGAATGTTGCAAGCGACGGGATCAATGACGGATACCAAGGTTTAGAAAGCGGCGAATATTTAGTAATGGCCGCTAAAATTACTCGTTCAGATTGGGATACAGTCAATGTTAGAGCAGAGGTAATCGAAGGAGAAAATACCGGTACAAATGATTTTATTAGCCTAGGTGTTGATGAATTAAAAAAAGATGGCACACCACTCCCTGATTTTGTTATTGATCGCAATATTAAAACGATTAGCAAGTTGGCATTCGTTTTGGGCGTTGATATTCCTGATGAAGCATGGGACGATGTTGGCGATTTAGTTGAGGTCTTTAAACCTGCAGAAGGTGGCATGTTTAAGATGATTTTAACCGTCAAACCAAATAAGAAACGACCAGAATATCCGTTTAAAGAATATGATTTTGAAAAAGTTGACGCTAACGAACTTCCTAACACGGAAATTGATGTTGCTGACGAAGATATTCCGTTTTAGCAATAAACCATTTTGACTAAACGCAGTCAGGACTGCCGAATGGGGTGAGAAGCCCGTTAACCGGAGGCAATATGAAAAATCTAGTTAACTATGCCATTAAATATGCCGAAAAAGGTATGTATGTTCTACCAATGGTTAATAAGCAACCACTAATTAAGTTTGCTGATCAGCCAGCTTTGACAGTTGATGAAATTAAACGTATTTGGAAAAGATATCCATACGCACAAATCGCTTTTAGAACTGTCGATTTTTTTGTGATTGACATCGACACAAAAACAGCACACGGAGAAGATGGTTTTAAGTCAATCAACGAATTTGAACACAAGGAGTTGTTGGCGGACACGCTAGCGCAGCAGACGGCAAGCGGTGGCAAGCAACTTTTTTACCTCAAAAGAAACGATATTGACATTCAACAAAATATCGGCTGGCTTCCTGGTGTGGACGTTAAAGCCCACATCAATAACTACGTTTTAGTAGCGCCCAGCGAGCACAAAAATAAGCAGTATCAATGGCTTAATCATAATCCGATTGTTACGCCTAGCCGAGAGCTTATAAAACTAATCAACAAACGCGAAACTAAATCAGATTATGATCCTAGCAAATTTACAGTGAACGAAGAGAAAACAGCCACATCTGAATTGTTTGAACAAATCATTAAAGGATTAGGCGAAACCGGTGGCAGAAATAACGCTCTAGCGAGTTTTATCGGTGGTTTGTTGTTCCGCAACGTCGATGTTGAAACGGCCTATAAGCTAGCTAAATTAGCCAATGAGAACACAGAGAAAAACCTTTCAATTAAGGAGTTTGACAGAACGTTCGATTCAATGGTCAAAAAGGAAATCAGAAGAAGGGAGGTAGCTAATGGAATCAGTCGAAAAGTTGAAAAAGATGCAGCAAGAAAAGAAAGTCGTTAAAATGCCGATCCCGTTCATCTTAACGAAGGACGACAACATTAAAGCAAACAGCCTTAAAAATGCTGGTTTGATATTAGAACACGACAAGGTGTTAATTCATACATTTGCATTTAATGAATTCACACACGAAATAGCAGTTATTAAGGATATACCAGAGTTAAGAATCAAAAAAGGCAGAATGATTGACGATTATACGCCACTTATTATGCGCTATATAGAAGACGTCTACGGTGTTTTATTTAACCGGAACATCATCGAAATGGCAGTAGTCAACGAAGCTAGAAAACACACTTACAATCCCGTTAAGGACTATTTTAATGCTTGCCATCAAGCATGGGACGGTGTAAAGCGGGCGCCAGATTTTCTACCCACTTATTTAGGGGCTGATAAATCAGAAATAACAACGCTGCAAACCGAGCTGTTTTTTGTAGGAGCGGTCGCGAAAGCGTTTGAACCTACAACTAAGTTTGATTTTGTTCTCGATTTAGTGGGTGGGCAAGGCGCTGGGAAGACAACGCTGTTGAAGAAAATGGCGGTCGATTGGTACACTGATCAATTTACGGACTTCAAAGACAAAGATAGCTATTCGAATATGTTACGGGCTTTGATTGTCAATGACGATGAAATGACCGCAACTAATAATTCTGATTTCGCTAACTTGAAAAAATTTATTTCAATGGAACGTTTAGAATTTAGAAAATCATATGGGCACAATTCGGAACTCTACGATAAAAATTTCGTTTTAGCGCGAACAACTAATGAATTGACTTACCTAAAGGATAAAACCGGCGAACGTCGATTTTTACCGATTTTGGTCAATAAAGATAATCAGATTAAACACCCGGTTACCGATTTGAAGCAGGACGAAGTTATTCAGCTTTGGGGCGAATTTACAAATTATTATTTCGATGGGTTTGATTTCGGATTAACTGATTATCAAAATAAACTGCTTGAAAAAAATCGAAGTAATTTTATGTATGTGGATGAAATCGAAGAACAGATTGAAATATTTCTTGATGCATATAAGCGAGATTTTGTATCGAGTAATCAAATCGCTAAATTTTTAGGCATCGCTGATCTGATAAAAAATCGAAAAATTGCTAAGAAAATTAAGTACATTATGGATAATGAAAATGAATGGGTCTATACCAATTATCCTAAAAGAGGTTATAAGCGAAAATAATCATACACTTCGTACACTAATCGTACACTAAAAAAGGGCTTAGTGTACGACGGGTAATCCTTAGAGCGAGTAAGCATAAAGAGATAAATCATACACTAAGACACTAATATATATATACATTATTTTATATACCTATTATTACCCTATATAGGGTAGAAGGATTTTAAATTAGTGTCAGAGTGTATTAAGTGTATGATTCCTTGGGAGAGTAAGCGACTAGCAATTATGGTTAGTGTACGATAGTGTACGATTTCGACAAAAAGGTTGATATATCAATGTTTAGGGAGTGTCTAAGTGTCTAATCCGGAAACAAAAATTCAAAACGAAATACGAATTGCATTGTCAAAACATGATTGTACCGTTTTTAGAACGAATGTCGGGAAGGTAATGATGACAAACGGGCGATGGTTTGATACCGGATTGCCTAAAGGACATCCTGATCTATATGGATTCCGACATTCGGACGGAAAATGTTTTTATGTTGAAGTTAAGACGAAAACAGGCAGACTGCGTGAAGATCAGAAACGCTTCGCAGAATACGTTACACAGTTTCCAATCATTTACGGTGTTGCACGTAGCGCAGAAGATGCCGTCAAAATAATTGAAGGGAAGTAACTAATATGTACGTGTTATTAGGCATGGAGACGCAATCTGTGCTGTATGAAGCTGATTATCGGTCGGAGGTTAACCAGCACCGTTTAAAGGCCAATCCGAGCGAACCTGTGGCGATTATCAATAAGCGTGACTTAGACAGAGCTTTGACGCCAACAACCACTGATGATCTAAAAGATAAGTATTGTGTACGCGATTACGCCGTGAAGCAACAGGGTGAAACACTTGCACATTATCATGAACGGTTAGGTAAACAGCTTAGACAACTATTCGATAATGGCATGAATCGCCAAGAATGCTTAATTGAAATGGGCATTAGCAACTCGACGCTAAGCAACATTCAACATCAACAAGGCATTAAATTCAAGAGGAATACAAAACGGGTATCACCAGAAATACGACGTCAACGGGTTAAAGATGTCACCGCCTGCATTGCCAGTGGGAAAACCGTGATTGAAACAGCAAAAATCATAGGTATCGCTGACAGCGCCATTTATCATATTGTTAAGGCACAGGGGCTAGAAATACAAGGCAGTAAAAGGGATAGAGTGGTGCCGGTCGGATTATCACGAAATGGCAAGGTTCTTAAATTCCGGTCAATGACAAAAGCTGCCAAGTTTCTAGCGGTTAGCGTTAGTCAATTTCAACATTATCGAGACTTCGACAAAGATATTAAAGGCTACAGCATTATTGAATTAACCCCTGAATCATGATTATTAGGAGGATTAAGTGATGGAACATGAAAAAGTGAAGTTTCCAAAACGCTTGTACGATGCGTTGCAAGACTATGGTTTGCCTGAAAATGGTAACGAAAGTTGGCCCGTAGGTACAATATCGGGCCTGTACGATCAATGGCGAGAAGAAGAATCAAGCGTATTAGGCACTTTTATTGATGAAAATGCAGACAATCAATGGCTACTAATTGACGCTGTCCGATACGGGTATGAAGCTGAACCGGAACCACAATGGGGGATTAAAGCTGGTAATTGTTACATGATTGATAGTTGCCTATGGAGATTTGCTAATGTAACACCGGAGCTAGTTATTGATTGCGAGGCCGATTTCGATGAAAAATATGAAGCTTACGAAATAGTTAGATTGCTCGGTTTCGGCGAAGTGGTTGATTTGAATAAGGAGGGCAAGGCTTATGACTGAATGTAAGTATTGCGATTGCGTTCTACCAGTCGGGCGGCACGTAGCTCTTGATTCATTTAGAACAGTCCGAATGGAATCAACCAAACAATTAGATGACTGGTTCATTGATATTCTTATCGTCAAATGCGTTGGCTACGATCGCAATGAAGACTATCTGGTGATGGGTAAATATTATCTGGAAACAACTGATTCCGATATGTATCAAGGATATACAGTAATCAATTATTGCCCAATGTGTAATAGAAAGTTAGGTGGATGCTAAGGTGTTGTTACTGAAGAATTGTTTATTCGTAAGCTAACACCGCTAGAATGCTGGCGACTTCAGGGCTTCACAGATGAGCAATTCTATAAAGCACAAGCAGTAAATAGCAACAGTCAGCTATACAAACAGGCGGGCAACAGCGTGAGTGTGCCAGTCGTCTATGCGGTGGCTAAACATTTGAAGATTAATGCATAATCGTCAAACATGAACGAATAATCAAATGTAAGTGGTTGTTACATTATCCGTAATAACCACTGGTTATTTCCAATTTGGAAACAACCACTAATCGAATTGTTGCAAAAAATGCAACAGTTTCCAAAATGGAAATAGTTCAAAAATAAATCAAAATAAAAAGACCGCGTTAGCAGTCAGGAGGATTAACATGCGAGAGATTAAGTTTAGAGCGTGGGTGCGAAGATTAGACAGGATGTGCAATGTGACGGGAATCGATTTCGAACGGAACGAAATCAACATTCTAAGACCTGGTTGGCATATGTCGGAATGGCTCCGACGTGACCAAGTCGAACTCATGCAGTACACCGGCCTGAAAGACAATAACGGGCGGGAAGTCTACGAAGGCGATGTTTTAGATATTGGTCTTCAAAATCAAGACGGCAAGCCTGTAGTGGCACCGGTTAGCTACGAAAAATATATCGCCGGATATGTGCTTGACAATGGAGGCAATGGTATCTGGCAACGACTAGATGAAGATTGCGAAGTCATCGGTAATATTTATGAGAATCCGGAATTGTTGGAGGCTGACTAATGGACAACTACGAGCAACTCAAAGCTGATAACAAACGTCTTAAAAAGCAGGTGGAACAGTTGTCTGCTTACAATTCAGAGCTACAGTCTGAACTAGAATTTGCGCAGGCGACAATTCAAAGATTGAAGGAGGCTAATCGTGAGACGATCAACATTTAATCGAATCGAAGACATTCTAAGGGATTATCCACACTATGACGATTATATCTATGAGCGTGAACAAGAAATTCGCTATCCGCATACAGAGAGTGACGAGAATATCGGTGGTGGTTCCTCGCCTATGCAACAGGAACACGCCACAGCAACGCTTATCAGAATCGAAGATGACCGGTATATCAATCAGATGCGTAGACAGCAGATTGTAATCAGGGATTGTTTAAGCACCGCTCGCTCTAATGTGGTCAACGAGATGTGTGACGAGCTTTACTTTAAGTCTAACCAAACTCTTACGCTAGATGGCATTGCTCAGAAACTTCATGTAAGCAAGGCAAAGTTAAGCCGAGACCGCAAGCGACTATTTGAAGACATTTCAAAGAAGTTGGCAATTTATTAAATGTGGAACAAATGTGCAACCACAGGGGCTATATATGTGTTAAATTGATATTATCGAATAGTTAAATATCCAGCCCGTATAAATCTGCAAGGAAGGAGATTCCTTGTTGGACTTAATTAGGTGCGGGCAGGATTATCGCAGTGGCGGAATAGGTAGACGCAATGGGCCGGTAAGCCCAGTAACGTGTTGTGTGGTGCAAATCCACACCTGCGATGTTGCCAGTGATGGCACATACTTCACCTCCAATAGCCCTAGCCTTTATGGCTGGGGTTTTGTATTATATGTGTATTGGAGGAGATTAAGTTGAAAAAGATTAAAATATTTATAAAGAAACATTATATTTTAGGTTCATTAGTAGCTTTAATTCTAGCGCTAATTGTGGTGCCTAAATTAATAGAGCTACTGTTACAATCGATTCCAGGAACAGGCTCTAATGATGGGTGGCTTGGTTTTTGGGGTGGTTATTTAGGGAGTGTGATTGCCGTTGCTTTTGCGGCTTATACAGCAAAATTACAATCAGAAAAAGCTATTGATGAACATAGAAGAGCTGAACTCTTTGTATATCAAGATAAGACAAAACTAGATAGAATATTTAAAATACAGGAGGACTTGGCTGAAATAGATATAAAATGCAGATATTTATTTGGTATGGAAGTTTACCAGGACGCCGTTGATGATAAAACTGTAATAGCCCAATCGATAGACGAAATCAACGGAAAAATAGAAGAAGTGAATTCTAAAATGGAAAGACTACAATTTTATTTTAGAGAAGGTGAAGATGGACGTGAAAAGTGTAAAGAAATAATTGGTTTGGTAAATAAGGGAAAAGAAATTGTAATTAATAAAGACGAAGAGTCATCAACTAATTATGTAGATGGCGTAAGAGACGTAGTCAAAAAGTACCGAGAAAGCTATATTGATGAGCAGATAGATAATATGAATGAATTACTTAAAATCGTTAACGATAGCATTCAAGCGAAATAGACAGCTTAGGCTGTCTTTTTTAGTGCAACAAAAAACGACCACCATAAGGCAGTCGAAATTTGGAAGTATAATCCAATATGTGCCAGGTGTTTGGGGGTGCCTGACAGCTTCATTATAGGACAGTTAACGTTTACAATCAATGGCAGAACTAAATAAGTCATAGCCAATCGGTTATGGCTTTTTTAAATGCATAAAGTAAAGGTGGTGATTGCCGATTGTATTATATGAACCAGGGTAGCTACAAGAAAGAGCCTGATTGGCAATCTAAAGCCGATGCCAGGCTAGAAAAGTGGCTTAAACAGAAGAAGATAGATGAGAAACGTCGTTCGGATAATGAGCGGCGTATTTTTGTGCAGAAAAACAATAAGAAGGAGGGCGGTGCTATGTAATGCAAGATGAGGCAAAAAAAGACTATTTAGCGGGGATGAAGTATAAAGACATTGCCGAAAAGTATGATGTTTCGATTAATACGGTTAAATCGTGGAAGCAACGCAATAACTGGCAACGAGGCCCAACTCAAAAAGGGGTGCACACAAAAAATAAAAAGGGTGCACACAAAGTTGATAAGGTTGCGCCCAAAATAGTGAAGGAATTATCTGCTAATGATGGGTTAAGCGATCAACAGAAAATGTTCTGCTTGTACTATCTGCAACGATTCAATGCCACGTGGGCTTATATGCAAGCTTATGACGTTGATTATCGTACTGCTAATGTAAATGGCCCTAGGTTGCTAGGAAATGCTAGTGTGCGCAAGCAGGTAGATAAACTGCGTGATGAGATTGCGAGTGACTTGATGCTGACGGCTGATGACATTGCTAAACAGTATGCTAAGCAGGCTTTCTCGGATATCGGTGATTATGTTGAATTTAAAACTGAGATGGAGCAAGTCATGGCATTGTATGGCCCGATGGTTGACAAAGATAAGAATCCCGTAATGCAAAAAAGGTCTCGTGTTTATTTAAAGGATGACGAAGATGTTGATACCTCCTTAATAAAGTCAGTTAAGGTTGGCAAGGACGGTCCCGTTGTTGAACTTTATGATAAACAAAAGGCAATGGATGCACTAATGAACTATGTAGGCGAGAAACAGACGCTAAAAGGCCAACTTATGCAGGCTCAAATTGACCGATTGAAGATTCAGAATGGTGACAACGATCCTGATGAAGATGACGACGATGGTTTCTTAGAGGCTATTGACAAGTCAGCGAAGGATGTGTGGTCTGATGAGTAATGTATTTAAGTTTACGCCGTTTTCCAAGAAGCAGATGCAAGTTTTGACGTGGTGGCGTTATGAGAAAACACGTGTTAAAGATGCAATCATATGCGATGGGTCAGTTCGTGCAGGTAAAACGCTTATTATGTCACTATCCTACGTTTTATGGGCAATGACTGAGTTTGAAGAAGAGCAATTTGGTATGGCCGGAAAGACAATTGGGTCATTCCGCCGTAATGTTGTGCGTCCGCTGAAACGAATTTTAAAAGCTAGAGGTTACCGAGTTAAAGATAAGCGTTCGGATAACATCTTAGAGATTAGCAGGGGTGGCGTTACCAACAGCTTCTTTATATTTGGTGGTAAAGATGAAGCATCACAAGATTTGGTTCAAGGGTTAACGGCAGCGGGTTTCTTTTTTGATGAAGTTGCCTTGATGCCTGAATCATTTGTTAATCAAGCTACGGCGCGTTGTTCTGTTGAAGGTTCAAAGCTTTGGTTCAATATGAATCCTGAGGGGCCGTATCACTGGTTCAAGACAGATTGGATTGACAAAATTGCTGAGAAAAATGCTATTCATATTCACTTTACAATGAATGACAATCCTTCACTGAGTGCCAAGATTAAAGCAGGTTACGAGCGAAGGTATTCCGGTGTGTTCTACCAACGTTACATCTTGGGACTATGGGTGCTGTCCGAAGGTGTTATTTATGACAACTTTGATAGGCAAACAATGTCTGAAGACATCCCTGATGATATGCATTTCAGTAAGTATTATGTGTCCTGTGATTATGGGACGCTTAATCCGACTGTATTCTTGCTGTGGGGATTGAATAACGGTGTTTGGTATTGTATCAAGGAGTATTACTATTCGGGACGTGAAACCAAGCATCAGCGCACAGATGAACAATATGCTAATGAGTTAGTTAAATTCTTAGGCGGTATCAAAGCGCAGATTATTATTGATCCGTCTGCTGCATCGTTTATCACTAAGCTAAGAAGTATGGGCTTCACGGTTATCAAAGCGCAAAATGATGTGCTCGATGGAATACGTGCAACGCAGACCGCACTTAATATGGGGCAAATTAAATTCAGCTCAACATGCTCTAACGTGTTTAAGGAATTTGCATCGTATATCTGGGATATAAAAGCAGAGCAACGTGGCGAAGATAAACCAGTCAAAGAACATGATCATAGTATGGACGCAATGCGTTACTTTGTATTTATGGTTATTTACAAGAATAGAACAGCTAAAGTGTCAGCCAAACCGGCTGGCCTTTTTGGTTAGGAGGGATATTTTGGGATTTCCAATTGATAGAGAACTGGCTGGGGACGTTAATAATCCTAGCCTTGAACTCTTGGATTATGTGTTACGGAAACAAACTAAGAACAAGCAGCGCTTTGACAAGTTAGACCGCTATTACAATGGTAAACATGGTGTGTTAAATCGTCAGCTAAATGAAAACAGCAAGAATACCAAGATAGTTATCAATCATGCTAAATACGTCACTGATATGGCTGTTGGCTTTGTAACTGGTAATCCATTTAGTTATACCGCTGCACCTGATAAGAATATCAAAGCAATTCAGGACTCATTTGATGCAATGGACATCGTTTCACACGACACTGAATTGGAGAAAGACTTATCTGTATTCGGAGTAGCTTACGAGTTGTTATATCTGAAAGCAATCGACGATACGACAACTGAAGAGCGGATTGAATCAATTGATCCGCGTGGTGTTGTATTAGTCACCGATGACTCAGTAGAAAAGAATCCCTTATTTGGTATTCATTATCAAAAGAAGTTCGACTTGAACGGTCGTGAGAATGGCTATCTAGTTAAGGTATACACTGCTAAAGGCGTGCTTAGTTATCGAACTGTTTCAGGTCTGAGGATGATTACTGGTAATGTTGGTAAACCTAAGTATAAGGAGCACTATTTTGGTGGTGTTCCGATTATTGAATATCGAAACAACGAGGAAAAGCAAGGCGACTTTGAGCAAGCTATCTCTTTAATTGATGCATACAACATACTTCAATCCGATCGTGTGTCAGATAAAGAAGCATTTATTGACGCATTATTAGTAGTATATGGATTCACGATTGAAGGGCAACTAAAAAAAGGAATGATTGAAGCACCGGGTAAAGGGGCTGATGGTGCGTCTGTTGAATGGTTAACCAAGCAATTTGATGAATCACAATTGCAAGTGTTAATCAAATCATTGCAAGATGACATTCATAAGATTACTTATGTACCAAATCTCAATGATGAACAGTTTGCTGGTAATATCTCAGGCGAAGCTATGAAGTATAAACTGTTTGGTCTGTTAAACCTTATGAGCATGAAGTCTCGTTACTTAGTTAAAGGATTGAGACGACGTTTAGAATTAATGCAAAACATCATGCTGATTAAGTCCCAAGATGTCGATGTGAAAGGCACGAAGATTGATATCACGCCTAACATTCCGGTTAACTTAACGGATATTATTAACAATATTCGTAATGCAGACGGCTTCATTCCGCGTGAAATCACAGTAAGCTGGTTGCCTGGAGTTGATGACCCTGCTGAAGTAGTAAGAATGCTTGAGAAACAAAAAGCGGCTGATATTGCTCAAAATCAAAAAGCATTGGGCCAGCCAAGTAACAGCGATTTAGATGATAAGCCAGACGACAAAGGAGGTTATCGTGATGATCAAGGCGACGTTTCAACTAAACAAAAACAACCAGATAACGAGTTATCGGATTAGTGGTCATGCTTTGTTCTTGCCAAAGGGCATGGACATTGTTTGTGCAGGCGTTTCAGCGCTCACGATTGCTATTACTAATGAGTTACGAAACGATGTTAGCGTCGATCATGATAACGGCTTTATCTCAGTTGGCGATATTCAATCCAGTTTAGTCAACACAACGCTCACTCATACGCTACTATCGGGGCTACGAAGCATTGCGGAACAATATCCGGATAACTTAACGGTAGAACAGTTAACTAGCTTAGAGGCGTAAATATGGCTGATAAGGACAAGCTTACTTATTGGGAGTTACGGTCAGCGCTTGAGGAACAGAAGCTGTTTAAACGTGGTGACAAGTACGAACGGAAAGTTATTAATGCTTATAACCAAGCTAGACAGTACCTCACTAATGCGGTCGATGAGTTATACAAGCGATACGATGGCCAAACTTCATTAACTGAAGCTCAAGCAAAGGCGGCTCTAAACAATACGGTACCAGCTGCGGACTTAGTAGCTTTGCAGAATGCTGTTAAAACGATTGACGATAAAGAAACTAAGATTAAGGTTCAGGAATATCTAGATTGGGTAGCTGCTAAGTCACGAATTACCAAGATGGAAGAACTGAAAGCTAAAGCTTACATCGTGGCTAAGCAATTGGCAGACGTTCAATTAGAACAATCAACTGATTATTATGTCAATGCGGTTAAAGATGCTTATGCCAGTGCTTCGAGAGAGGCAATTATAGGCAACGTTCAAGCTAGGGAGGGTGTCTATCAGGGAGAAACGGTCCCGAGGGTTAATCATGAGACCAATCAAATTGAATTTGTTAAGCCTGAAAAGACTACGCCAATAAAGGCTGAGAATGCTGATGCATTCAGCGAGTTATCGACTCATGAAGTTAAACAGATACTTGATAAACCGTGGTTGGGTAGCAATTATTCTAAGCGAATCTGGAATGATACTGATCTGTTGGCCAAGAAGTTACAAGAACTATTTGCTGTATCTGAAATGACTGGTATGAGTCAACGTGAAATGGCTGAGAGGATTGCCAAGGAATTTAACACTGGTATCGGTGTTGCTAGGCGTCTAATTCGGACAGAAGCTAATCACGTCCATAATCAGGCTAAGTTAGCTGGTTGGAAAGCACATGGCGTCGAAAAGTATTCTTTAGTGGCTGTGCTAGATTTTCGGACTTCTCAAAAGTGTAGAGATATCGATGGTAAGGTATTTGACGTTGATAAAGCAACTGTTAATGTTAATTTTCCACCGTTGCATCCTTGGTGCCGAACGGTTGCGGTCGCTTGGTTCAGTTACGCCAAGTATGGTGGCAATCGAACGGCTAATGATCCTATTACGGGAGAAACTTTTAAGCTAAGCGCGGAAGATACTTACCGAGATTGGGAACAAATGTTAATTAATAAACATGGCAATAACAAGGTAATGAATGCCATGAAAAATGCGAAAAAATAGTAATTGACCTGTCAAATGTCTTTAAACTGGGCAAATTACAGCGTGTGTGGGCTAAGTGTTTCACATTTAGAGATAAGCATTGTGTGTGGGTCAGAAATGATGTTCATGGGATGCTTATTTTTTGTGGAATGAATTGGTGTGCATGAGCTTAGGAGGAATTTTAAATGAAACATGTCAAGTTATTCTCAAATGTCTTACCAATGAAGTTACAACTATTCGCTGATGGCGGAGAAGGTGGACCCGGTGCAGGAGAAGGCGGTACTGGTGGTAATGGCGCAGGTGAAGGTGGGCAAGACCCAAATCCAAGCCAAATTACTTTTACCGATCAATCGGAATTAGATAGCTGGTATGACAAGAAGTTTGCTAAGTCTGCTGAAAAGCTAAAGGAAGGTTGGAAGCAAGAACAATCACAACAAAAGGCGTATGAAGATATGACGCCGGATGAACAACACGAACATGATTTGGAACAACAACAATCTGAATTGGCTGATCGCGAGCAAAAGGTGACCATCGCTGAAAATCGGGCAAACATCACGCAAAAACTAGCTGCTGATGGATTACCAGTTGGATTAGTTGCTGCTTTTGAACCAGCTTTGGCTGATACAGATAATCTAGAAGATCTTTATACCAAAGTTGCTAGTGGTTACCGCGACACAGTTAGGGAAGCAGTCGATAAAAAGTTGGCAGGCTCATCTGATGTACCTGGTTCAACCGGAGGTGGTGGCGGTGGTAGCCAATCTGTTGGTGAATCATTAGCCGAACAACGCAATGCTAGTCAACAAACCCAAAAATCTATTTGGGATAAAAAATATTAGGAGGAACTAATTATGTACGTAGGAAAGAAAGTTACAATGTCAGACATCAACTTTTTAGCAAGTGAACACTATATTTCATTCACTGAACAAGTCGATGAAAACACAGCAGGTGTTATTACTGATGATTTGGGTCATAAGGTTGTGCCAGCAGGTACAGTTTTCCCTTCAAACGATGCTAAAGCAAAAGGGATTACTATTCACGAAGTTAACGTATCAAATGGGCCTCAACCGGTTGGCTTGATTGTTGAGGGCTGGTTATTAGCACAAAGATTGCCTGTAATGCCAACTGATGAAGCTATGAAGGCTATGGTATCAATCAAGTGGCGTGATGTTGAAAAGAAAGATGAACCAGCTGAAACAAGTAAATAATTAGAATATTGGAGGAACAGACATGAAAAAACAATTAGTTATGAATTTACAACACTTTGCGGACATCTTAGAAGTGTTTACTAAGAAAGATATTTTAGATTATACACGAAACCGCGCTTACCCTGAAATGCTTGGTGACACTTTATTTCCATCTCGTAAGACTCAATCGTTAGAACTAGATCAGATTAACGCTGGTAGTATGACACCAGTTATTGCATCAGTATCAGCATTTGATAGTGAAGCTGAAATTGGTAGTCGTGAAGCTAGCGCTCAAACGCTTGAACTAGCGTTGATCAAACGTAAAATGCAAATCAAAGAAAAAGATTTGATTGCACTACAAAATCCACGGACACCACAAGAAGGCGAATACCTTCAAGGACGTGTTTATAATGATATTGACACTTTAGTTCAAGGTGTCCAAGCTCGTGCTGAAAAGATGACAATGGAAATGCTATCCACTGGTAAAATCACTATCAAAGGTAATGGCCTAGATGCTAATTTAGACTACTCAGTTGACAAGAAACATCAAGCTACATTATCAGGTGTTGAATCATGGACTAATGATGCAAGTGATCCGATCAAAAACTTAGAAGACTGGTCAGACAGCTTAGACGTTGCACCAACTCGCGTTTTAACATCAAATAAAATTTTGCGTATCTTTATGCGTCATCCTAAAGTGATTGCTGCCATTTTCGGTAAAGATTCAGGCAGAACAATTGGGATGGCTGATTTGGATTCCTTCATGCAAGCTCATGGATTACCTGTTATCCGCACCTATGATAACAAGTACAAAACACAAGATAAAAACGGGAAATATATCTCGGAACGCTACTTCCCAGAAAATAGCTTTGTGATGATGAATGATGACTTGCTTGGCGAAAAAGTATGGGGGCCAACGCCTGAAGAAATCGCATTGACGGGTGCCGGTGATATTGAATCATCAATGATTGGCAATGTTTATACTGGTATTTATCGTTCAACAATCGATCCTGTTGGGACATGGACCAAAGCATCAGGCTTAATGATTCCATCATTCGCTGCTGTTGATGAAGTATTCCAAGCAACCATTGATCTAACTAAATAATTGGAGTGATTGTTGTGAGTGACGAAAAAGGTAAACAATTAGATGCATTGAAGCGTCTTACAAGTGAAGAAGATAATGATGCGGCTTTGATTGCTGACTTGTACAACGATGCGATCACTGAGGTTCTTGATTATACTAATCGGGATAAGATGCAAGATGGCATGTACGTATATGCTAAAAAGATTGCTAAGGTTGCGTTTAATCAACTGGATGTCGAGGGTGAGACGGCTAGAACTGAAGGCGGCGTTGTTCAAAACTTTGAATTAGGAATCCCTACAAGTATTCGTTCCAAATTAAATCGTTACCGAATTGCTAAAGTGAGGTCTTTGTATTGAGACTTAAACGAAGTGATTTAGTAGCGGTTTTTTTACGGAAACGAATAGTAGGGCATGATGATGAGTTGAACGAGACTATTACCTATGGTGATGGCCAAAAGCTAATGATGAACGTTCAGCCTGCGTCTGGACAAGTTGCAGCCGAATTGTACGGTGAGCGCCTACGTTACTTTGCTAATGCCAAATATGTCGGTAGTGAAATCAAGGAGAACCGTAACGAATTAGATGGTATTTGCTTGAATGTTGCCCCTGAAGATGATCCTGATTACCGGATTGTAGCAATCAACACTTACAGCAATCATCTGAACATGACTCTAGAGAGGATTAAGCAAGATGGTGAAAGTAGAAGTAAAAGGGATGAGCCAACTCAAAGCGAAACTCGATAAGTTGCCTAAGGTCATAGAAGACGCTGTTTGGGATGCAAACTTTGACATTGTCGAGCTTGCTAGAGCCAATACCGTGCGCGAGATTCAATCTTCTACCAAACATGGGAGTGGCGAGACCGCCGGTTCATACAAGGATGAAGTTGTTATTAATAGCAACGGGCATGTTGTTGGTCGGATTTGGTCTGATAACCCAACAGCAATCTACCGAGAGTTAGGTACTGGTCAAGTTGGGCAAGCGTCACCTAAGGAGTTACCTGAAGGAGTCACGCCAGTATATCGGCAGACTCCTTGGTTTATTCCTGCTGAAGGGTTGCCCGATTTAAACGCTCTGTATGGCATGCCGTTGATTACTATCAAAGGTAAGAAGTTCTATCGAACAAATGGGCAACCTGCCAGACAAGCGCTCATGCCTGCCATTAAGGGGGCAAAACAGCAAGCTCCTGAAATCTATAAAGCTAATGTCCAGAAACAACTTAGAAAGTTGCGTGGTTAATTTGGAGATTATTAATATTAAACAGCTTGTGGCAGATGTTCTGTCTAAACAGACAGATTTAAACTACTGCGGGACAAGTTATCCAGATGAGTTAACTAAGTTCCCTGCAGCAATCTACCACACCGCACATAAGCCGCATTTTATCGATTCTGATAAGCAGGAACTAGAAACTGATTGGACTGTTTCCATCGATTTGTTTAATGATCATGGTTCTCTTACAGAACTCTCAAACAAGTTAGTAAATGAGCTTGTTAAGTTAGGGTTTTCTTACACTTCAGGAGACCAAAATTTGGCAGGCGTAAAACGTACCGCTTTAGTATTCAACGCGATGGTTGATAACCAACGTAGAATGGTATTTCAAAATTAGGAGGAATTTCAAATGAAGTTATTAAAAACTGATTTACAAAAATTTGCAGAAACATTCGTAGACCCTAGTCTGGGTTTACTTACCAAAGGAACGAAACTGGCCTTTAAATCTAGTGCAGAAAAGGATTTTGTCGAAGTAGCTGCAGTCAAAACAATTCCAGATATTGGGTCCGATCCAGAAAAAGTTGATGTTACGTCACTCGAAGACGATAAGAAAAAATCTATTGCAGGCTTGCAAGATTCTACTAACTTAGCTTTTGGTGTCGTCTACAAAGGCAAGAACTTCTATCAATTGCTTGATAAACAAGGCACTGATAAACAATATGATTGGAAGATTACTTACCCAGATGGGCTAACTGTAACGTTTAAAGGTGCGTTCTCACTTAAACTCGGCAATGCTGAAGTTAATAAGAGCATGGATTACACAATTACAGTTGTGGTTTCAGACGGGCCTGATATCGTAGCCCCAAAAGCGTAACGGGAGTCACGCTTAATAAGACAACTTTAAGCTTAAAGGTTGGTGCTGTTGAAACACTAACCGCGTCCGTCACTCCCACGGACGCCATTAATAAAGCTGGTAAATGGGCTAGCGACAAAACTTCAATCGTTACAGTTGATCAACACGGAAAAATAACTGCTATTGCGGCTGGAACGGCTAAGATTACATTCACAACAGATGACGGTTCATTTGTTGCAACATGCACAGTAACTGTTACTGCAGCATAAATAAAACTTAGGAGGAAACAAACATGACAAACGGTAAACAATTTAACTTAGGCGGTCTAATGTTAGACCTACGATTAAACGGAAAGGCAATCTTAAACATTGAAAAGCGCTTAGGCACATCAATCATGTCACTTTATATGGGTGGCAATGGTGGGGTAGTATTACCCGCCACCAACAAGCTATTAATCGTATTACAAGGTGCAAATCAAACTCACGGTATTACTGATAAAGATATGATTGGTGGTTTCGAAAAGTATCTCGAAGCAGGCAACACACCAATGGATTTAAATAATGTCATTCAAGAATTATTGGATGAAGCTGGTTTTTTCGGCAAGAAGAAGGACGATACCAAGACAGATGGGGAATCAGTGGAAACGACTCTAGACGGGGAACCAACGGAAGTTACGGATCCAGAAGAAACACTATAACCCAACCTGAATTTAAAACTGTGACCGAATTACTCTATGGTATTTATCCATATGCTGTAGAAAATGGCATCAAGGCTGACGAGTTTTGGCAGATGACGTTTGATGAAATTATGATTCACATTACTGCGACAATTAAACATCACAGAACCATGCTTAAAGAGCGTGCGGTAATGGACCATAAGACAGCAGAACTCATGGCGTTTGCCGTCAATGACCCAAGCAAGATGCCATCTGTTGAAAAGCACTACAGCTTTATGGATGACAATGCAGAACGTCAACCAGACACATTAAATAATGAGCCTGATCGAACTGAGCCAGAAGAATGGCAAAGTGATCAGGCTCTTTTAGTACAACAGGCTATGGCTGTTAGAGCTACTAATGAAAGGAAGAAAAAATGTTAAACGGGATAATTTATTATAAAAAAAATAGTGACAATGTATTTATGCTAAGTAGATCGGCATCAACTATACAGTCACTTTTTTCTTTTGAGAAAGGTTCGTTAGAGAAAATTTATTCTAGATGGCCAAGCTCTAAAGATAATCTATATATTTTATTTGAAGGCAAAGAATTCAAACTAGAGTCCTAAAGATGACTCAATAAATTTTGCTGCTACTGATGAGAGGATTGTTAATGAAGCACTGCCGATTTTTTTAGAAATACTTGTTGATACCTCTGACCACACTTTGGGGCTTCTAATGTTATCTAGAAATTTATTGCCTTCCCAGGTAATTGTATCAATAACAATTATGTATTCACCTGAAAAATCACCATCGCATGTTCCTTCAATGTATTTAGCACTAAGTAGTTGTTGTACAGAATATATGAGGTAATCAGGTGAGTATTTATTACTTATGTTCACAAGGTTAGGTCCTTGAAGTGGGAATGTATCTAATGGGAATGATTCAATTTCTAACAATAAATCTCTTATACAATCATGATTAAGTTTCATTGGTGTTCCTTCTTTCAATTTAATGTCTAAATTATAACAAAAAATGGAGGTGAGTAAATGGAGTTAGAAACGCTTGAGGTCTATATCGATGCCAACCTAAGTCGGATTAATGAGCAACTTGAAAAAATCTATCCTGCTTTTGAAAAGGCATTTAGCAAAGTCGAACAAATTACTGGTGCTTCAATGGATAAGACTGAAAAGTCTATGGACATTAGCAAGGGTAGTAATAAGTTAATTGATGAAGTTAAAAAGGTTAACGATAATATGTCCAAACAGTTCGATAACATGTCAAAAAACGCAGAATCATCCATGAGTAAAACAGGCGATGGCATGGCTAAAGGTATGGCTACATCAAGAGTTAAGGTTGGCAAAGAAGTTGATCAGTTAGTCAATAACGTTAATTCAAAAATGGACCAAGCCAGAGCGATTCAACAAAAGGTTTCGTATCTTCAAAACAAGAAGGCTGTCGCTACTTCAAGTGGTAATCCACTGGACGCACAGAAGTTTGATGCTCAGGTGGCATCTGCTGAAGCACGAATGACACGGTATCAGAATCAAGCTAAAGCTCTTGCTGCAGAAATGCAGTCGGAGTTTGACGCTATTCCAGCATCGTTAAATAAGATTGCTCAAACAATGGATCAAAACGAAGCTGCTATTAATCGGCTGAAAGCTAATATTAAGTCTTTACGCGTAGAACAAGCTGAAGCTGAAATGCCAACAGGTAACTTCACAGACGGCTTTGGTTCAAAACCAACAGCTAAATCTTCTAAAATTGGTGATCAGGCTGCAAAGCAAGAAGCTAAGATGGCTAAACTCATTGCTCAAAATGATTCTTTAGGTGCTGCTTATGCCAAGGCTGAGGACAGAAGTGGTAGTTTAAAGAAGGCAATTAGTAAACTAAATACTGAATTGAATGGATCAGTAAATAGTACAAAACAGTCCAATTCAGCAATGAGCAGGCTTGGTTCAAAATTGACTAATTTAACAAGTAGATTTTCCAAGTTAAATGGTGCGCCGAAGAAAGCTTTGAATACTTTAATTAACCCAATGGGAAGTATAACTAAACATCTTGCTAATATTGGTAATGGCTCTAAAAAACTAGATAATGTTGGTGCCGCCGCCAGAAGAAGCGGTGGTATGTTGTCAGGCATGTCACGAGGATTAAAATCTTTAGCTTCACAGTTAATTATTTTTACTCTACTTTATCAAGGAGTAACAATGCTTGCATCAGGATTAGGTAGCGCTCTAATGACTAACTCGCAGTTCGCAGCATCCTTTAATCAAATTAAAGTTAATCTTTTGACTGCTTTTTATCCGATTTATTCAGCCGCATTACCAGCTGTTAATGCGCTTATGAGCGTACTTGCGAAAGCAACTGGTTATATTGCACAATTTACCTCAGCTTTATTTGGAATGAGTCGTGGTGCTGCTAAACAAGGGGCAGCGGGACTTTATAATCAAGTTAGAGCAATCAATGATACAGGCAGTGCATCCAAAGAAGCATCTAAGCAAGTTAGAGAAACTAATAAACAGATTACCGCTGCCAATAAAAAGGCGGCCGAATCTGCTGCAGCCGCAAATGAGGCTTCGCGTAAACAAATGCAGGAAACAAAAAAGAAGGCTCAAGAGTTAAAAGGTGCTTTGATGGGATTTGATGAAATCAACGTGCTTTCATCAGCCGAAGATAAACCTGATTATTCTTATGACAAGCAAAAAGCCGATAAGCAACCGTTACAGTCAGTTGATTCATTAGATGACGATAAACCAGGAGTTAACTTTAATATTCCCGATGGTGAACAATTTGGTGGGGCCATTGCAGCCGCCAATGCCTTAAAGAAAATTCTTGTCGATCTATTTAAGCCCATGCAAGAAGCGTGGGATAAGTATGGGAAAAGTGTTATCGACGCTTGGAAATACGCTTTACATGAAGTGGGTGGATTAGTTAAAGCTATCGGTAAGTCTTTTATGGAAGTCTGGACTAACGGTACCGGAGCTATATTTATTGGTAATATCCTTAAGCTATTGGCTGATGTACTAAACATTATAGGTGATGTGGCAAAAGCCTTCAAAGACGCTTGGAACGATGGTGGTCGAGGGACCAAGTTAATTCAAACAATCTTTAATGCATTGAACGCTGTACTTGACCTGTTACATGCTATCGCAACTTCGTTCAGAGACGCTTGGAATGATGGTACAGGTGTATCTATTGCTAAGAATTTAATAGATTTATTTACTAATATTGCCACAATCATTGAAGCAGTTGCCAAGGCATTTCGAAACGCGTGGGTCGATGATGGTAATGGGACTAAATTGATTTCTTCTTTCTTAAAGATGTTTGACAGTATTTTAGGATTATTAAATTCAATTGCAAAGTCGTTTAAAGGCGCTTGGAATGATGGAGGAATCGGTGAAAAAATTGCCGGTAATTTATTGGGAATTTATACAAATATTTTCAATACAATTAGCGGTCTAGCCAACCAATTTAAAAGCGCTTGGAATTCGGCGGGACTAGGACAGACGATTTTTAACGATATTTTAAAAATCATCAATAGCGTATTAGACTCACTAAAGGGTGTCACAAAATCCACATCTGATTGGGCGAAAACATTAGATTTTAGACCATTACTTAATTCAATTGATGGGTTACTTAAAGCTATTCAGCCGTTAACTAAGAATATTGGTGATGGATTACAGTGGTTTTATAATAATGTATTGCTCCCTCTTGCTGGTTTTACAATCACCAAATTAATACCTGCCTTTTTAGACGCATTATCGGGCGCAATAAAGTTATTGAATGGTATCATCGATGCTTTAAAGCCTGCCGGAAAATGGCTTTTTGATAGTTTCTTAAAGCCAATGGCGCAATGGACAGGTGGAGTTATAGTTTCAGTTCTTGAAGGTGTCGGGAAAGCGCTTGGTGTTGTGGGCGATTGGATAAGCAAGCATTCGGAAGGTTTTTCAAATTTTGTTATTGCTGTTGCAGCATTCGCTACTGCTTTGAAGGCTATCTCAATGGTTCAAACAGCCGTTACGGTCGTTAGTGGAATAATGTCCGCATTAAGTGGTATTGGTGGCATAATGGGAGCACTTTCATTACTTGGTTCTGTACTAGGCGGCATTGTTACATTGCTTGGTGGACCATTCGTAATTGCGATTGCTGCCGCTATTGCGGTTGGGGTTCTACTCTGGAAAAACTGGGACACCGTCAAAGAGAAGGCTGGTCAACTTGGTAAGTGGATTGGTGAAAAGTGGGATGGAATTAAAACTTCCACTTCGAAAGCGTGGGATAACGTTAAAGCTTCAATTAGTGATAAATCAAAAGAAGCCTGGGACAAGAGTAAAAAATACTTTGGCAATTTAAAAGACTCAGCATCTACTCATTTTGAGAACTTGAAGAAAGCAACATCAGATAAGTTTGAGAACATTAGACGTACTATTTCAGATAAAGCAAAATCAGCCAAGGACAAAGCTTTGGATGCTTGGAACAATATGAAAACTTCTACGGCAACTCATTTTGAAAATATTAGAAAATCAGTTGCAGATAAGTTTGAAAGTATTAAGTCTTCAGTATCAGACAAAGCAAAATCAGCCAAGGACAAAGCTTTGGATGCTTGGTCTACCATGAAACAACATACAGGCCCCTATTTCGATGCTGTAAAAACTACTGCTAGTGACGCTTTTGATAAAGTCTCTGGATGGGCTGGTGGTTTAGGCGGCCGAATGGCTACAGGGTTAAAGAATGGTATTCGAGGAGTTAAAGATGCAGCTAAAGGAATAGCCAATGCAATTTTAAATACAATTGGATCAGCGGTTAATGGTGTCATTGACGGTGTTAAGTGGATACTTAAACATGTTGGGGCTTCTGGTGCAGCAAAAAAATTACACCATTGGACAGTACCTAAATTTGCAACTGGTGGTACTCATAGAGGTGGACCGGCCTTGGTTAATGATCAACAAGGTTCTTTATATCGTGAGGCTTATCAGCTTCCTAATGGTAAAACGGGATTATTCCCACAACGAAGAAACTTCATTGCTGATATGCCTGCTGGTACTAAGATTATGAATGCTTCTAACACAGCTAAGTTAATGCAAAGCAACATACCTCATTACGCCTTCGGGATTGGGGACTTTAGCTTTCCTGAAATTCATATACCTGATATGAGTAACATCTTTAGCGGATTAGGCGGTGCATGGGATTCAGTTGTTGATACCGCTGAATCCATCTTCGATGATGTCACTCATCCGGGTAGAGTTTTGGATTACGCAGTCAATAAGTTCACTAAATTTACTGGCTTGGAACATCCTGCGTTGGACGTTGCAACTGGCAGTGTGGGCAAGATTAAAGATGGTGCTTTAAACATGGTCAAAAAGGCCCTAGAAGAGTTTTCTCCTGAACCTAGTGGTAGTGGTATCAAGAGATGGGCAGGTGTAATTCGTAAGGCACTATCTAAGAATGGCTTGCCTACGAATGGTGCTTATACTAATGCGTGGTTACGCCAAGTTCAAACTGAATCGGGCGGCAACGAGCATGCTATACAGGGTGCCATCGGGGATATTAATAACAAGACTGGTAATCTTGCTCAGGGCTTATTACAGGTTATTCCGCCAACCTTTAGAGCTAATAAGTTCCCTGGTCACGGGAATATCTTAAAAGGTTACGATAATGCACTAGCGGCAATTCATTACGCTAAGGGTCGCTATGGTTCTGATATGCTAGGCGTTATTGGTCGCGGTCATGGTTACGCTAATGGTGGACCAATCTTTAAGCACGGATTGTATGAAATGGGTGAAGGTAATAATCAAGAAATGGTGTTGCCTTTAACCAATAGATCGCGTGCTTGGGAATTAATGCAACAAGCATCAGAAATGATGGGCTTTGGTCAACTTCAACTGCCAGAAGTATTGTCTCGAGAAGATAACTTCTCAAGTAACTTTGATTTATCAAATGGCAATAATACTCAAACTGGTGGTGTAGGCACTAACAACGTGCTATCAGTAATTGCAGAGTTGTTAAGCAATAGAGGTAATGATGGCGGGCAACAGGCAACTGTTGAACAACCACTCATTCTAGAACTTAATGACGATGTTTTGGGTAGAACTGTTATTAAGGTGATTAATAAAGAAATTAAGCGGACTGGTAAGATTCCGCTCAACATTTAGGAGGGATTGATATTCGTGTCATATTTAAAAATTGGTGGGACAGCGGTTAAAGCACCGCAGTCTTTTCAGGTAGCAATTCAGGATATTGATGGCAATACAACGAGAAATGCAAAGGGGAATATGAACCGGGATAGGGTCGCTGTGAAACGGAAGTTACAAGTCTCATGGGGGCCTTGTTCTATGGCTGAATCTGCTGCTATTCTTCAAGCTGTGTCCCCAGTATTCGTTTCTGTAACTTATCCTGATCCACAAGATGGGAAAATAGCTACACGAACCTTTTATGTTGGCGACCGAACGGCGCCGACTTATTCATGGAACGCTCAGTTTTCACGGATTGAATGGAAGGGGTTGTCTTTTGATTTTGTTGAGAAGTAAGGAGGGATTATATGTTGAAAGTAAGTGACGCGTTTAATTCAGCGTTTGCAGCGCCGGATAGAGAGCTTCGTGCGCGTGTCACGATTGGAAAGACCGTTTATGATAGTGATGATTTAACTAGTATTAATTACGATTCGGGCGCAATGACCGGTGAGCAGTTTTCTATTGGCTCAACCTATATGAACTCGGCAAAAATTATTTTTAGTCACTTAGTTGAAGGTTTGAAACAACTAGATGAAGTTCTAGTTGAGTTTGGCGTTCTTAAACCAGATGGGACAGTAGAGTACGTTAAAATGGGGACGTTCATTGTCGACGACAAAATTCAAATGGATCGTAATAACAATACGACCACGATTGAATGTATGGATAGAATGACAATGTTAGGCGGAACCTATGTTTCAAAGCTAACTTATCCAGCAAGAATTAAGGACGTTGCCATAGAGATTGCTAATATGGCGGGCGTCAAAGCTAACGAAACTAGCTTTGCAAGATTATCAGAAAACAAGATTAATCAACCGACTGGCTACACTTATCGTGATGCTATAGGTTTAATTGCACAGTTTCAAATGGGCTTCGCATTGTTTGATCGTGACGGATTGCTTGATATTAGAACGTTACAAGATAATTCATTTAAAATTGACCCAAACCAATACTTCTTAAAAGGCCTCGTTAAAAACGAGACCTTTTTTAAGTTAAATGGTATTAGTTGTACTGTTGTGACTACAAGTAAGGATGAAAACGGTAATGAGACATCCAAAACAACGGTGCTGCAAAGTGGTTCAAGTTCCGGGGCACAGATTAAGCTAGCTAATAACGTCATGACTCAAGATGTTTTAGATCGTATGTATGAAGCGCTCAAGTTTACTAATTACTATCCGTTCAGTTTAAATTGGAATGGCAATCCCGCTGTTGAAGCTGGCGATTGGCTAACTGTTGAAGATTTACAAGGTAATGAATTTAAAGTCCCTAATATGTCCTACACGATTACTTACAATGGTGGTTTAACTGCTGCTTCTAAGGCAGATACGTCGGTTAGTTCGCCAGCAACTTATAGTTATGGTGGATCTATGAGCAATATTGTTAACGAAATTGGTGGTCGTGAAGGCGCTGAGGGTAATCATATCTATGAAGGAACTGAAGATCAGAAACCACTCTTTCCTAAAGAGGGAGACCTTTGGTATAAGCATGTTGGGCCTGATACTGAAGAACGGATTTATAAGGATGGAAAATGGGAGTTCCTAACATCTACCAAAACCGCTAATGACGCGGCAGACGCAGCGGACAAAGCATCAAAAGAAGCCGAAGAAGCTAAGACGCAGGCTAATAAGGCAGTAGATGGTGCCAATCAGGCTGTGGCTGAAGCTGGGTTTGCAAACGACACGGCGACACAAGCTAAATCAGATGCGGCCACGGCTGGTCAACAGGCTAAAGACGCTTTAACAAGCGCTGGAACTGCTATTACCGACGCCAAAAAAGCTTTAACGGACTCTGGTAGCGCAATGGTTGACTCGGCTCAAGCTAGAAAAGACTCAGCTACCGCAATTAAAGACGCAGCGGACTCTTTGACGTCAGCTAAAGATGCTATTAACAAGGTCGGTAACTTAACAACTAGCGTCACGAGTCAATTCACGACGGTTGATAATGAGCTTAAGTCAAAGGTTAACCAAACCGATTACGATAAGCTTAAAGGGACCGTCACCAGCCAGCAGACTGAAATTAATCAAAATGCTAGCGGGATTAAGTTAAAGGCTGATAAGTCCTATGCGGATACTATTAATAATAGTGTTGTTAAAAACACATCGAGCATCGGTTTGTTAAATAATCAGATTGCGTTAACCGTCTCCAAAGCTGAGCTTAATAATACGTTATCGAGCTATGCCACGCAAACCTGGACACAGTCGCAGATTAAGTCTACTGCTGACCAGATTAATTTGAGCGTGACTAAGGTACAGACTAATCTCGATAACATGGAGCTTGGCTCTGTTAATCTAATCGTCCGAAAAGATGAATCAAAAGACACGATGATTAGCCCATCGGGTGAAGTAGCGTATTATCCTGGTTCATCCTTAACTAAAGCGGTCGTAAGTGTTAAGCCAGGGAATGCGTTAACAATGACTCGCTACAATAGCGCAGCGGATAACTACTTTAGATTCGCGTTCTACGATGCGTCAGGGGCGGTTGTTAAACGCGCAGCCAACGACGATTGGTCCCACACGGAAGAGGTGCCGCCTAAGTCCGCAACGTTTAGGATTTCTTACAACACAAATTTGACTGTTAAATTAGAACGGGGTCAAAAAGGAACCGAATATTCAGCAGCGCCGGAAGATTTAGTAACAGATATTGAATTTGCAGAGCTAGCAGTCAAAGTCGATGGGATTACAGCAACTGTCGCTAGTAAAGCTGACAAAACACAGATAACACAATTGTCTGATCAAATTAAATTAAAGGCAGACACAACGGCGCTTAATACTTTAAAAGGTACGGTTGACAAACAGGGCTCTGAGATAACGCTTAATACTAATTCGATTAAATTGAAAGCTGATCAGAGTTCAGTTAACACTTTAGAAGGGACTGTTGACAAGCAGGGTAGCGCCATCGACGTCAACACGAAAGCTATTGCTTTAAAGGCTAATCAAAGTACTGTTGATACCTTAACAGGGCGTGTCTCAACCGCCGAAGGCAAGATAACCGTCCAAGCAGACCAGATTGCGCAAACCGTTTCTAAGACCGAGTTAACAACTAAGCTGAACGGCTATGCCACACAGACATGGACGCAAGGGCAGATTAAATCTACTGCTGATTCGATAAATCTGAGTGTGTCTAAAGTCCAGACTGATTTGAGTGGGACCAAAACACAATTTGCGGCGTTAGAAGTGAAAGTCAATGGGATTCAAACGACCGTTTCCGGAAAGGCTGATAAGTCACAAGTCACGCAACTAGCTAATCAAATGACTAGCGTTGTTAGTGATGTTGCATCTATTAACGATGGCGGCCGTAATTATTTTTCAAATTCAACGTTTAACGATCCGGACATGAGCATTTGGTCGCCAATGCCTTACCCTGATTTAAATTTAAAAATAATTAGGTCAGAATTTGCCGGATTTATGAATAAGGCTGCAATTCACATAGTTGGGACGACATCACATGATTTTAACGGAATCTCACAAACCACTAACTTGCCAGGTAGTGGAGATGAATTTGCATTCATCTCATTCCTAGCAGCCACGACGGCATCGGGCGTTAACACCCTGTTGCACGTTGGCTGTAATTTTATACAAGGAACGACGGCGGTTGGGGCTGGTTCGGTTGACGTTGACCTTTCAAAACTTAGCAGGCGAGAACGTATTAAAGTTAGCATCAAGGGCCCTAATACTTGGTGGGACCATGTTATTGTCGGCATTTCACCATTGTCCAATAAGGCAATAGATGTCTGGATGACAGAGCTAAAGGCGGAAGTTTATAAATTTACAGCCTGGACGCCTGCTATTGAAGACAGCATTAGTAAATCACAGATTACACAGATGAAAGATTTAATTAATCTACGAGTTGAAAAGGGCGACGTGATCAACCAGATCAACATCAGCCCGGAAAGCATCTTAATTGCTGGTCAAAAAGTCCACATTACGGGACAGACGTCAATTGATAACGCAGTAATCAAAGATGCGATGATTGCCAATGTGACGGCTGATAAGATTACAGCCGGCACGATCAATGGGGCTAACGTGAATGTGATTAACCTCAACGCTAATAACATTACGACTGGGACTATTAAGGGTGCCAACTTAAGCATGAATTTGAATACTGGCGAGGTGTTATTCCAACACGGCCGGATTCATTCGGCAAACAATAACGTCGATGTGAATATTGATCAGGGATATTTATCAGTGGCCAACGGTAATACTCGCGTCTTGCTTAAAAATGGTGGTATTCAATTCGTGCAACCAACAATTTTTGATGAGACGACAAATCCGTATTTGAGCATATCCAATGGTGGTAGTGGTTTAGCGTTTAGTGGGGCTAGAATAGTTGGCCGAGATTATGTAGTGATGGCTAATAACGCAAATTCTAGTAATATTTTCGACAGTCCATTAGGAGGCGCGGAATCTTTTGCGGGTATCAGTGCAGGTTATGACGGGACTAGTTGGCATCCAACTAAAATTGGCGGTGCTGAGCGAGGGATTATCCTTTCAGCAGGAAAGAAGCTCTCATCTGCTATTTCTTGGGTTGGCGGTTCAGCTTCGATTTGTATTGGTTCAGATGGTTCACAAGGTTGGAATAGCAATCGAATAGAACTCCTTGGAGAATACGTTCATAGCTTACCTACCTATGTTAGAACAGCGAGTGGCTCTGCAAACGTGATAGTTGCCCAAGATGGAGCGCTAGTACGGTCAACCTCAGCATCGAAGTACAAAACGGATATTATCCGTAGTAACATTCCTGACTACGGAGATAAGTTGCTAGAATTACCAACAGCAACATGGACTGATATTGCCGAGACTAAACGTTACCAAGACAACCCGGCTACACAACCTAAACCAACACGCAACTTTGGCATGATTGCCGAAGACCTTGCAGATGCTGGCCTTGAAATGCTAGTTGTCCGTGGCGCAGATGGTGAACTTGAAGGGATTAATTACGACCGAATCGGGCCAGCTTTAATCCCAGTAATTGCGAAACTTAAAAATGAAGTTGAAACACTTAAACAAAAACTGGAGGAAAAAACAGCATGACAAAAACACTAACATTTAAAAACGAAGAACTAGCAGCAATCGGCAACTTTTTAGGCACTCTAAGCCTTAAAAATAAAGCAAGCCGCGGTCGCACTAAATTAATCAAGTTGATTTCAACTAAAAATGATGAATATAACGAAGAACGCAAGGAAACACTTGAACCGTTCATCAAGAAAGATGAAGCTGGCAACGACGTAGAAGGCGACACTCCGGGGTCAGTCGTTCTGATTGAAGAAAAACAAGATGAAGCAAACACGGCTATTAAAGAAATTGATGAAGAGTCTGCGGTCATTGAGTTTACAGAATACAGTGAAAAGATGAAGGCTCTCTATGATGCTATTGCTGACTATCCGACCGAATTTAGCAATCAAGATGCGGCGGCGTATGATTTATTAATGGACCAACTAGAATCAGCATTCGAAAATGAAACGGAGGAAACAAAATAATGAATATTAAAAAGACAGCATTAACTTATAATTTCGACGGGGATGGAAATACCTCATCCATTACGGTTAGTTTGTCCGGTAACGAAGGCGCAGACTACTTAAACGCCAATATGACCGTGACAGCCGAAGACTTAACCGACGGGCAAACGTTCGACAATTTAACTATGAAGGACATTACAACGATTGCGCGGGCTAAGTTAGCTAAGGCAACGGCGGTTAAAGAATAAAGGGAGGAATAGCATGGTTTGCAAAGATTATTAGACAAAATGGTGAATGATCACAGCTTCTTGGTTGGCGTGTCGATTGCTGTACCTACTTGGGTATTAAGCGACACACCGACAGTTGACCACGCAGTTATGATTGGGATTTTAATTCTGGTATTTGCACTAGATTGGTTAACGGGTACAACTTTAGCCAGACAGTCGCCGGTAAAAAATAGAACGAGTCATGCTGGTATTGATGCTTTAATGCGGGATTTCATTATCGTAGCAATATGTGCATGCTCAATTTTTTTGGACTTTGTCTTCGAGACTGAGTCTTTTATTTTTGCCTTTTTTACGGGCGCGTTTATTTGGCAAAACTTTTATTCATTTTTAGGAAATATAGCTGCATTGGGCTGGTCGAAATACTTCCCGATGTGGCTATTTAACTTGGTTCAAGATGAAATGGTAGCTAAGCTACACAAATATTTCCCACACGGAAAGGATGAATCGAAATGATTGAAATTATTCAAGCAGCAATGGCAAGCGCTATTGCAATGGTGGCCGTATTAGTCGGCTTAGTAACATGGGGGATTAAACAAACAAAGATTGATAATCGGTGGTTACCTTTAATCGATATGGTAGTCGGCTTTTTAATTGGGATTGCCGCGTTCTATGCGATGCCGGGTCAATTTGAAACATTGTTAGTAGCCGGTCTTGATGGGGCTATTGCTGGGCTTGTCAGCGCTGGCGGTTATGATGCAGTTAAATCAATTTTAGGAGGACGAAAATAATGGCAAGACGTTTTAGCAATTTAATTACAAGTGAAAACCCAAATCCAATGTATGGGGGCAGTCGCAATGGCGTGGGGATTGATCGCGTTGTTATCCATCACAATGCGACAACCAACAAGAATGTGGCTATGAGCACGTGGTACACTAGTTCAGGCAATTGGACTTCGGCGCACTATGAAGTGACGCCAAATGAAATCATTGGATGTGTCGAAGAAACGTATGCAGCTTATCATTGCGGCGGCACGGGTGGTTCTGACGTGCCAAAAATGAGTAATCCGAATGAACGTTCAATCGGAATTGAAAACGTCAATTCTACCGGTGCACCTAGTTGGTCAGTCGACCCGCGGACAGTGGCAAATACAGCTAAATTAGTACGCGACATCTGCGACTACTACGGCATTCCTTGCGACCGGCAGCACGTGTTAGCCCACAACGAAGTAACAGCCACAGCATGCCCTGGCGGGTTAGATGTTGATGAAGTTGTACGCTTAGCTAATGGTGGTTCAGCAGCAACTCCAGTACAACCTGTAGCACCAACACCAAAGCCAGCAGCAAGCAATATTCCATCAGGATTCACACCCGAAACCGGCACCTTCGTTAATGGCGACACCCAAATCATGAACCGTGTTGGCGCGCCAAGCACAAGCGCACAGCAAGGTGGCTATCTACCACCTAATGGCGAATGGGTCTACGACTCATGGGCAAAGATTGGCAATTACACATGGATTCATCACATGTATGGAAAACAACATATTTACTTGCCAGTACGCGAGTGGCCAAGAGGCACCGCATGGGGAACGTTTAAATAAGCATTAAACAAGCCCTCGTTTGAGGGCGTACATAAATTGGTATAGTTATAGATTACGATTTACATTATAATGATATTCACGATAAATCTGTGGTTTATCTATGGTTTTTTCGGATTTAAGCAGATATAGGTATATATAAGCGATGAAAAATATAGTCAAAAAATTGATTAAAATAATTGGTATAGCTTGATAATATCCAAGCGATAGTGTACTATTACTTATAGAGAAAACGGAATGCCTTGTCTAGCTTGTCTCGTCTTCTCTTGTCCAGTTAAATGTTCTGACATTATAATCGCTATGCAGGCTGTTAATCACAGTTTCCTGCATTTGTTGGCTAGCAACGGAAAAACTAGATTACTTTTTATAAAGTAAGTTGGGCGACAACATAAAAATCAGAAAGGAACCGGGGTAAAAGCTCATTACCTCGGTTTTTATTTTGCGAATGAATAATATTAAAAAATATAAAAAAGGATTACTCTTCTTTGAAGCAAATTTTTTAGATAAAATAATAAGTTTTGAATATGAAGATGCAAATTCAGCAACAAAAATAGTAGGAATTCAGTTCAAAAAACAACACTTTGCTCATTTATGTGGTATAAAATACAAATTTGGTGCTAAAAAATTTTTCGATGATTTAAAGAACGGAAATGTAGCTACAAAAAATATTATCTATAACGACCGCAAGGATCTGGTTAACGCCAAAGCAGACTGCATGGATTGTCTAGCGACGATTTTAAAGCCTGGTGTTAGGGTCTGCGAAAGTGGTAAATTTGCACATTTGGAGTTTGACGCTGCTTTACGGACTGGAAGGGACATACTTGCCCTTGCAGTGAAGTACCAAGATAATGGTTTTTTCGTATGTAATTCTTTATTAAATTTAAAAATATTTAAAGACAATCAAGGCCAAATAAAAAAATCATTTCAGGTTACGTCCGTATACTCATTTGATAAAAAGACTAGAACTAAAAATATTATTTTTTAGCTAACAAGCCTAACTCACTAAAATTGTGGGTTAGGCTTGTTTTTTTGTGTTTATGTAATCAATTGCACACCTTTTGCACACTTCGTGTGTTTAAACCACTGATGTAAAGGTATCGTCTATGGACGCCGGCTCCATTGGATAAAACATGGGTTAAGCCAATTAGTTGGCTTAATAAAAGGCATTTAACACTACCGTAACGGTGTTAGATGCCTTTTTTGTTGCAAAAAAATAACAGCCACCAGTGTGACTGTTAAATCAATTGCTTATGCCCAACGATTTGTTTTTGTTGGTAGGAGCATTAAGATGTAGAACCAGATTGTCCCGATCAGTGGTACGAATTCAATGAGAACCCACCAACCTGAGCGGTCTGTATCGTGCAGACGACGGATTTTAACGGATAAAGTTGCGATCCATACAATGAAAACTACGATATTACGGCCCATCGAAATGCCTAAATCACCAATGTTATAAATTTCTGAGATTGAATACCCGGTCATTGCCTGAATAATTCCAATAATAATGCCACCTAAAATATAATTAATAATAATTGGCCACCAAAAATCGGGACGATTTGAGGTCCCCGTGAAATCAAGAATACGTGCCCAATATCTTTGATATGATTTTACCATGATAAAAGCCCCCTTTCCATTAATCAGCGCTTAACGTTTTTAAACGATAAGAAAAACGCTTTGCTGTTAATAATATTATGGCATATTGCGTTTACTAATTAACAGTTTTTAGCTTATTAAGCGGTATTAAATGATGAATGAAGCGAGAATGTATAATAACCAAATGTGGATTGGGTAGAAGAAGTAGAAAAACGACTTCATACTCCGACCTTTTTGACCGTTGTACAACAGGATCGGAATAATCGCAAAAATCATCATCCATTGGGTATTAGTCGTTAATAAACCAGTAAAGGTAAAACCTGAGTTAGCGCCTGCGTTAATAACGGCAAAAACAATAATTGTCAGGCATTGCAGTAACCGATTATTGCGGAAAAGGTAAAAGAAGACACCGATATAAAGAAAAATAGAATTTTCAGCAAGTGTGATGGTTGGAATAACCATGCCGATATTTGCTGCTAACATTGCTGTTTTGGGATTAACTAGTAACAAGATAACGAGTACCGACATCATGATTGGCACGATAATAGCTAAAAACCCAATTATCATTTGCTTGGTATTATGGGCCCGACGACCAGCTGTGATTTCTTGGATCCCATACATTGCTAGGACGGCAATAAATAAATCTGTGAAGATGTTATTGGATAAAGCGATATCACCAACTGTGAAGAATTGCTGAATGAGTCGATCACCAAAATTCATCACCCAAAAGCCGATGAGCAGCTGAGTTAGATAGCGTTTTTGGTTACGTGTGTGCGTGAAACCTTCAACCGCCATGAAAAAGAAAATAGTAGCGACTGGTCTACCGAACCAATCGACCCAGTCAGGGACGCCTGCTCCGGCGAACATCTGGTGGATATGGTCAACAAACATGAGTAATATTCCTAGAATCTTGATATCAAAATTATTCAGTATCTGATGTGATTTTGTTTGCATAAGGTAACTCCCCTAAAAGATTTAACGGGTATATTATCTCACGTTTTAAGTTTGATGATAAGCATTAAATTCTGGGTGACAATTCTGTTAGACAATATAAAAAAGCAAAGTCCCAAAAGGCTTTGCTTAATGTGCTTATTCGGCAGTTTTACTTGAACCGTCTGCGTAATTTAAAGTAACACCATCTGCAACGTTGAAGATATAAGTGTTAAATTGAATGCTATTATCGCCAATTGACTGACCTTCCATTTGAACCCCACGAGCCAGTAGTTCATTCCCTCTAAAAATGGGTGTTACGCGATAACGCACGTCACTTGAGGGATGCTTTTTAAGATAGGCTGCAATATCCGACTCATGAGCCAACATTTCGGGGGCATTCAATTGGCGGGTACCGGTGATGAGGTTTTTAGGGTTGTTGTTTTCACCAGTCAGTTGATAACCGATTAAATGACTACGATTATAGAGCCAACCGGATTTCACCCGTTTGTTACGCCAGCCAGTTGGGTTCCAAGTAAGGCCTTCCCGTTTGGCAGTGGGCATCATACTTTTATTTAAGAGCGCATTGGCAGTGCCGGCCCGATTTAATTGGTCGAGGTTACTAAAAGTCTGCCAGGGTCCATTTGTAGTGGCAAGGTCAGCCGTTGTAAAGGTAGGCTGGTTATTGTTGACGATAATTTCGTTATCACCTTGATAATCTAATGTTGCCAGCTCAGAAGCAGCGTGATTTGTTGTATTAGCGATGGGGGTATTGGTTTCAGTTGCCAGTTTAGCGAGTTGCTTATTGAGCTTGTTAATCTGACGTTGTAATTTACTGATTTTCTTGCCGGTCTTTTTATTCTTCTGATTAATTTTTTGAGCTTGTTGATAATCCGCAGTCCCTGAAGCTGCTTGGATCGGCTTCGGCGTGATGAGGGGGCTGCTTGCAAGGAGTAACCCGATAATGAGAGTGGTGGTTGCTTTTAATTTTGACATATTAATCCTCCCAGCCACAAAGCGTATAGCCTTGCGCTTGTGCCTCGGCCAGAGTCATGGTTGTTGTACTCGTGGCGCGTTTTAGGCCGCGACAGTTTGCATCGAGATGGTATTTTTTACCGGCGTTGGGTGCCACTGTCACCATTTCTTCAGCTTGATTAGCGGTTGTTTGGGTTGTATCGACTGTGGCGGTCGATTGCACATTACTTTCAGTAGCCGCTTCTTGTTCAGAAACCGCAATTGATAGACTACTAGCCTCTGATTTTTTGGCCGCTAGTTGTTTTTTAAGTGAGGTTGAGTTGGCGAGTGCTTCTTGTTTGGCCCGTTGGCCTTCTTTTTTCGAAACGTGCTGAACCTTTGTTTTTGAAGCACTCGCCGAGTTAATAAGTGTATTAGTGGTGCCTAGGCCAATGATTGCCACAAGCAAAAACACCAGGCTCAACCAGAAGCGACGATGATAAGGGTGTTTCGTGAAATAATAAACGCTGGTGATGATACTGATGGTTAAAAGAATCGTCAATAAGATTGTCATTAATTAGCCTCCAAAGCAAATGATTTAGTTAATTGTATAACGGGCTTGATTTGAACGCAATCAACCACTAAAAAAGCCTCAGTCATCAGACTAAGGCTTGTGTTTTAATTTGATTGTACTTCTAATGAAACAATTGTGCTAGTACGGTAGTATTTATCTGGATGTTCGTCGAGCGTTAACCAATCGGCACTGGCTAATAATCCGGCGAGGACATTAACGGGTTGGCTATCAGTTTGTTGATTGGCTTTAGCTGATTGTAAAGCTTCTTGATAGCTTCCTGAGAAAATTGCTTCTAAATAGAAGGCTTGGTCTTCATCCACGCTCAGATAACTTGTATCGTTTTTCCAAGCGTGGAAACGTGCTGTTTCCGGTAAAGTAACGGTCTCGTTATTTGAAAAAGTCATTAAAAATGTCAT